TACATCTGCTAAAAATAATAAGAAATCCAGAGTATTTTGGAGCAACATGTAAATTACTTTTTAATATAGAACTACATCCAATACAAATAGCTATTTTACAAGAATTTTGGATAAGACCATTTCCAATGTTTATAGCTAGTCGTGGTTTTGGTAAAAGCTTTTTAATGTCTTTATATTGTGTTCTAAGAGCAATATTAGTACCAGGAACTAAAATCGTTGTAGTTGGTGCCGCCTTTAGACAGAGTAAAGTTATCTTTGAATATATGGAAACTATATGGAGAAATAGTCCAATATTAAGAAGTATTTATAGTGGCAATGATGATGGGCCAAGACGAGATGTTGATAGATGCACACTACGGCTTGGCGAAAGTTGGGTTATGGCTATCCCAATGGGTGATGGTAGTAAAATTAGAGGTCTCAGAGCACACATAATTATTGCTGACGAATTTGCATCCATAAGTCCAGATATTTACGAGACAGTAGTTTCTGGTTTCGCTGCTGTTAGTGCTACGCCTATACAAAACGTAAAAGAACAAGCTAAAAAACAAGCTATGATTGAGGCAGGATTATGGAGCGATGAATTGGAGGCATTAGAGTTAAAAAAGGGAAATCAGGCTATTATTTCTGGTACTGCTGATTATGCATTTAAACATTTTGCTCAGTATTGGAATAGATATAAATCTATTATTAATAGTAAAGGAGATAAGAAAGCTCTTGAAGAACTTTTCAAAGGTGAAGTGCCTGAAAATTTTAATTGGAAAGATTATAGCATTATACGAATACCGTATGAACTTATACCAAAAGGATTCATGGATGATAGACAGGTAGCAAGAGCTAAAGCTACAATTCATAGTGGTATTTATAATATGGAATATGCAGCTTGTTTTACTGCTGACAGTAATGGTTTCTTTAAAAGAAGTTTAATTGAAAGTTGTGTAACTTCTGATGCTAATCCAGTTATTCTTCCAGAAGTCGGCCCAGTTGTTTTCGACGCTACTACTTCTGGTAAGACAGATAAGCAATATGTTTATGGTATTGACCCTGCTAGTGAACAAGATAATTTCAGTATAGTTGTATTAGAAATTAATAAAAATCATAATAGAGTAGTATATTGTTGGACAACAAATAGAACTAACTTTAAAGAAAGACAAAAGGCTGGCTTAGTTGATGAATTTGATTTCTATAGATTTTGTGCAAGAAAAATAAGAAATCTTATGAAAGCTTTTCCTTGTGCTAGAATAGGAATGGATGCTCAGGGAGGTGGTATAGCAATAGAAGAAGCTTTGCATGATCCATCAAAACTAGAACAAGGTGAAGTTCCAATTTGGCCAGTTATAGATTATGATAAGCCAAAAGATACTGACGATCAACACGGATTGCATGTTCTAGAACTGGTTCAATTTGCTAAGGCTGAATGGACAGCTCAGGCTAACCACGGACTAAGAAAAGATCTTGAAGATAAAGCTTTATTATTTCCAAGATTTGATGGACTATCATTAGGTTTAGCTGCTAATAAAGATGGTATGAATATAGAAAATATTGATTTAGATAGTAATCTTTATGATAGTTTAAGCGAATGCATATTAGAGATTGAAGAATTAAAGAATGAATTAACCACAATAGTTATGACACAAACTAGCACCGGACCAAATGCTAGAGATAGATGGGATACTCCAGAATTAAAATTACCTAATGGTAAAAAGGGAAGATTAAGAAAAGACCGATATAGTTCACTTGTTATAGCCAACATGCTTGCTAGACAAATGAATAGAATTTTAATAGGACCAAGCTATGATATAGTTGGTGGTAATTTACATACCATAACCAAACAAGATGGCGAAATGTACAAGGGTCCAGAATGGTTTACATCCGGAGCTAACGACGCAAATTATTTAGGAGTATATAGATGAAAAGAATAATAGTAACACCAGCTGGAAGAAAAAAATATATGGATTTATTAGCTAAGCATCTTGCTAAGCAACGATCATCTTTTGACGAATGGCATATTTGGCAAAATACTGAGAATATAGAAGATATTCAATTTTTTAATACATTAGATGCTAAAATAATTATACCAAAGATTAGTGATCCTAAACTTAAAAATGTTAATTTAAATAATTTCTATGCAATAGATTCATTCGATGAAGATACTTTATATCTTAAGCTTGATGATGATATAGTATGGATGGAACCAGATTTCATAGACAAAATGTTTTCACTTAGAGAACAAAATAATACCAATTTTTTAATATTTGCTAATACTATAAATAATTCCACATGTGGTCACTTACACATGAGAAATAATCAGATTCCATGGAATGATATGGCAGGATATAACACTTTTGACTCAATTTTTTGGTCCAGTCCATTATATGCTGAATCTGTACATCATACATTTTTATCTAATGCAAAAGATTTTACTAAATTCTATTTTAGTGATTGGCATTTATTTCTTAATGAAAGAGTATCTATAAATGCTGTAGCCTGGAGAGGTTCGGATTTTGCCTTTTTTAATGGATTTATAGATGGAGAAGATGAGCTTTTCCTCACCTACCATGGTCCATCAAGAGCGTTAGGTAAAAGGAGTTTTATTTATGGTCAAGCTTTATGCTCTCATTATTCTTATAAAACACAAATGGAATATTTAGATAGAACGAAACTTTTAGAAAGATATATTAAAATAGCTAATTTTAGTGTATAATTTTTATAAATTCTATAAACAGAAAGCATAAATATGCCAGATCCATGTAAACCCGAATCATTAACTACAAAATTTAATTTTAATATAAATTCTGATATGTGGGATGATCATGATGGATTCACTAGTGTAGGTCCAAATATTTTTGTAGAAAATAATGCGTTGCCTGGATTTCAAGAACAGGTTAATCAAATTATTAATGCTATTAATTGTGGTATAAATAAAATAGAATGTGAATGCTTAAAAAATAAGGTAAGATTAAATACTTTCACAATAACTTCTTCTGCACTCGTACCAGAATGTGCAGAGACTTTAGCATGTACCGTAAATAATAGAATGAATATTATTCTTGAGAATATTTTTAGACCCGGAGATGATAATCCAGTAGATTTATGTTTACTTATATATCACGAATTGATGCACACAATAGATGATTGTGAAGCCTGTTATGACGATCAATTATCAGCTGAAATAGATCGAATAACAAAGGATTTTTATGTAAAGTTTAAAAATCAAATACCTGCTATAGAGAAAGAAATTATAGATACTCTTTTTAAAAATAACCAATTCCAAGAATGGATGCGTATTTTGTTTAATGGATTTGGATCGTATGAAGGAACTGAATATACGTTTGATGGACCGTATGACATACAAAAAATTGCTGCATATATAAGAGATAATATATTAGCTTTAAATTCAAGATTTTTTGACAATGCCAATGAATTTAGAGCTTACGCAAATCAATTTTGTGTTAAGGGAATTCATGGTATTATATCAGAATTTCTATATTTAGAATTTACTAACTCCATGCCTGAATTGGCAGATTTTGAGCGAATTGTCAATACTATAGCAGTTGATATAATAACAGATATATATCAAAAATACTTTCAAGAAAATCTTATCCAGTATTGTAGATCAATTAATGAATTAAGAACTGGTGGCTGTAACACCGATGGTCTCAATATTGAATTTGAATTGAAATTAAAGCCAACTAGTAAGACTACACTAAGTGGAGATTCATTAATAATTAGTCAATATGATGTACAGCTTATAGTTAACGCTGAAAAGAATAGTTGTTGCAGAAAAACACAAGGAAGGAAAGGATTAAAGGACTATGCGACGGTTACTTTGTGTCCACAATGTCCAAAAAAATGTATTTTTTATTATGAATCAATAGATAATAAACTTATGCCATGTGTATTTGAACAACTGTTTATGGGTTGTGAAACTTGCTCTACTATTGGTCGTACGCAAGGAGAGGGTATGCTTAGTATTCACAAGCTTAAAGAGTCAATTATTAAGGATTTTGATGATGCCATTTTTAATAGTGTTGCTGGAGCTTTTCCCGGTTTAGTAAGAGGAAGAGAGGGTTGTCCATGTTAAATAGTGTATATACTTGTAATACTATTCCAATACTAATATGATACAATCATGACAAAAAATTATCCAAAAAGCGATGCTATACAAAATGCGGCCATTGAGAATGAAAATGCTTATGTGGCATGGGGAGAAGATTTAGCCAGTAAAGAGAAAGCTTTAAATGAAGCCTCAAGATCTCTTTCAGAATTTGATATAGTACATCGCTCATCAGGAGCCTCTAGATATCGCACAGATTACTCTAATTTAGATGGTAATACTTCTAGCCGTCCTGGTTTAACACGAGCAGATTATGACAAATTTAGACCAGATGAAGCTGTTCCAGAAAAGTTACGAGGAATAATAAAAGCGGCCGATTCTATATACCACAGAGTAGGATTGGTTAAAAACGTTATTGATCTTATGGGTGATTTTGCTTGTCAGGGAATAAGACTATCTCATCCTAATAAAAGAATTCAACGATTTTACAGAAATTGGTTTGAACGAATTAATGGATATGAACGAAGTGAGAGATTTCTTAATAATCTTTACCGAACAGGTAATGTGGTCATCAATAGACAAACTGCCAAAATAAGTTTAAAGGTAACAGATAAATTATATAGAAGTGTTGGTTCAGCAGATCTTATAATTAATGATGATGAAATAAAGGTAGAAAAAAGAGAAATTCCTTGGAAATATACTTTTATTGATCCGTCATATGTTGATGTAATAGGAGGATCATTAGCTTCTTTTTCAGGATCTAAAATTTATGCTATTACTTTGCCCTCTAATTTAAGAAGAACTATAAATAGTCCAAAGAATGAGTATGAACAAAAGATAGTTTCATCATTACCAATCACGGTACTAGAAGCTGCAAAAACAAAAAAGCCTTATGTTCTAGATCCAGAAAAAACAGTAGTATTTCACTATAAAAAAGATGATTGGTCAACATGGGCCTATCCTATGATTTATAGTATTATGGATGATATATTCATAATTGAAAAACTTAAACTAGCAGACTTGGCTGCTCTTGATGGTGCTATTAGTAACATTCGTATTTTTAAACTTGGTAGTCTTGAACATAAAGTTGCTCCTACAAAAGCCGCAACAGCTAAACTAGCATCTATCTTACAAAATAATGTTGGTGGTGGTACGATGGATCTTGTGTGGGGTCCAGATATTGAATTGCTTGAGAGTAAAACCAATGTTCATCAATTCTTAGGAGAAGGTAAATATATTCCCCATTTGAATAGTGTTTATGCTGGTCTTGGTATTCCTCCAACACTAACTGGAACATTCGGTGCTGCCGGTACAACAAATAATTTTATTAGCTTAAAAACATTAACTCAAAGATTACAATATGGTCGCAAAATACTAACAGCATTCTGGAAACAAGAAATTGCTGCTGTTCAGAAAGCTATGGGTTTTAGATTTCCAGCAAAAGTAGAATTTGATCGAATGGATCTTAGTAATGAAGATGCTGAAAAAGCATTACTCATTCAACTTGCTGATCGTAATATTATTAGCGACGAACTTGTTCAAACAGCATTTGGTTTTGATTCTGATATGGAAAAGGTTAGAGTTAAGAGAGAACAAAGAGAAAGAGATACCGATAGTTATGTACCAAAGTCTGGACCGTACTATAGTCCAGAAATTGATAATGAACTTCGTAAAATTTCATTACAAACTGGTATAGTAACTCCTAGCGAAGTTGGCTTAGAATTAGATAAGAAAAAGGGTGGACAAAAGAGCGCTATGGATGCCAAGAATGAGGTTATAACACAAAAACAATCAATTGGTCCAACTAAACCGGCTGGAGTATCTGGTCAGGGTCGCCCTAAGAATAGTAAAGATTCTGGTCAGCGTCAAACTAAAAAGTTCGCACCACAAACAGGAGCATCTTTACAGATTTGGGCAAATGAGGCCCAGGATAAAATTAATGAAATAATGAATCCATATTTCTTAGAGTTTTATAATAAAAAGAATATGAGAAGCTTATCCACAGTTGAATATACTGAAGCTGACTCCACAAAGAGCAAGTTGTTATTCACTTTGGATCCATCAGAAGAAATTAATGAAAATAATCTCATATCTAAACTAGTTGATATAGATAATAATAAAGGATATTCTAAGTATAAAGAATACTCAAAAGAATTAGCTTCACAAAGGGATAGGACTTTAAGTCAGGAAGAACTAAAAACTATAAAGTCACTAACTTTTGTAGAGAATTATAATGACCTGTAAATGTAATCTTAATCTAGAAAATAAAAAATTTAATTTAGATATAGACTTATCAAAATTACAGGCTTTAGATCTCTATAATGCAGATGGATTTTTTCCAGGAGCAATTGGAGACTATCCTGAGCAATTAACAAATCTTGGTAATAATATTTATAAAACACGAACTAGTAACTATACTAGTCGTGAGATATCTAAATTACAAGAAGCAATAGCAAATGTTAAAAATTCTTTCTCATGTAATTGTCTAAAATCAAAGATAGACTTAATTAAGTTTGTTCTAACTAATCCACGAGATAGTGGAGCTTTGCGAAGAGTCCCAGGTTCTGGATTTAGCACATCGGCCGCCGTTCCAAGATGTAATAATATTGTTATGATTAATACCATGGCCAAAGACCCCTATCCCCATGATCCTAGTACAAGTATATTATCTTATAGTGTGGAACAAATACAGCAAATAATCACTCACGAAATTATCCATTTAATGGATGGATGTTATCCTTGTAGATCAAAAACAAAGAATGATTTATTTAATAAGCAAAGAGATTTATTGTATCAACAATATAAATTAATTTACCAAGATATCAAAAATTTTCATAAACAATTTACAAAAAATTTGATAGATTCTAATATTATCGAACTTAAACCACCTGCCACTACTATTATTGATGAAAGATTTGCTTTTAAGGAATTAGATTATGCTTTAAAAAATAAAATGGAATTTTTAGCTGTATTTTCACAGTTCTTTTGTTTTGAAATGGATTATAATACATTATTAATTGAAGATAACAATTATACAATTAAAAATCCTAACGTTACAGCAGAAACCTTAAGAGCTTTATATATCTATCAATTTAATCTAAAATATAAAAATATAATAGCAAGAATTTGTGAATTAGTTAATAAAATACAGAGTGACCCAGATAATTGCGATGAAAGTGTCACCTCTGGAATTGAATGTTCATTGACGTTGTCTTGTTCGGGTCGTATATTAATTGGATTAAATCTTTGTTGTAATTCTTATGATATCTATCTAGACATAGATAGTGATGCTGGATGCTGTAGCGCTGATAAAACAGATCAGAAAAAAAATCCTATATATATTGGATCTATAAGTCTAGTAAATCAATGTAAATGCTATTATAAATATTTATCTAATATAGATATACAAAAAATTATAAAATCTCTAAATAATTGTTGTTCAGGTATCGACTTATATCCTATAAATCCAAATTCTGATTCAGCTAAAAATTTTACAGAAGATTTATCTAATCAAATATATAGCAATTTAAAGAACATTATTGAGACCAGTAGTGAAGCAAAGCTATTTTTAAATAGTGTACCATGTGACTAATTTTAGTGTATTAGCTATAATACAATGGAGATTTTATGAATATTTATCCAAATGAAATTAATGATGGCCTAGAAGATAAGATAAAAGCATCAGCTTCAGTATCTTATGCTGCTTTGGCACAACCAGTTAATGACACTGAAACAGCCTCAAAAATTAGGGCTAATAAAGCTATTGCTGGCATAGATGATAGCGACCTATACTATGTTCAGTCCATTCTTGTTACTTCTAGCTGGAATAAAAATGATGATATATTCGATAAATTAGAAGTTTGGCAAGCAAGAAATACTCCAGAAGACAAACCAACTAATCTTGATCATAATGAAGAGATTATAATAGGCCACATTACATCAAATTGGCCAATCACAGAAGATGGTATTCTAATAGATCAAGCAACCCCGTCCGACAATCTTCCTGATAAATTCCATATCTTAACTGGCTCTGTTATTTATAAGGGTTTTAGTAATCCTGAATTAAAAGGTCGTTCAGATAAGCTAATTGCTGAAATAGAAGATGGTACTAAATATGTTAGCATGGAGTGCTACTTTAAGGGTTTTGATTATGGAGTTGAAGATAAAACTAGTGGCGAATATAAAGTTATAGCACGAAATGAAGAAACTTCTCATCTAACCAAATATCTAAGAGCATATGGTGGTTTAGGAGAAAATGATAACTATAAAATTGGTAGAGTATTAAGACAAATTACATTTTCTGGCAAAGGTTATGTTGACAAACCAGCCAATCCAGATAGTATAATATTTAATTCATTAAGTAATGAACAAGAAAAAAATAGTGATTTTGTAAAAGCTGGTGTATTTTCAGATTGTCCCAATAATATGGAGAATAATAACATGAATCTAGAACAAGAAATCGCCGAACTAAAAGCCAAGGTAGAAGCCGCAGTTGATTGCGCTTCGGCTACCAAAGAAGCTTATTCATTAGCTACTCAGCTTAAGGATACAGTTGCTTCTTTAGAAAAAACAATTGAAGAAAAGAATAGTGGTTTAGCCTCTCTTCAAGCTTCATATGACGAACTAGTTTCTTCAACAGAAGCTGCTAAGAAGTCATCTGAAGAAGAGAACATGAAGAAAGATGAACTATTCAAGAAAACAAAGTCTGAATTAGACGAAGCTCTAGAGTCGATTGCTGGCTATAAGAGTAAAGAAGCTGATATGATGAAGAAAGAAAAGAAAATGAAGAGAATGGCTTCTTTAGTTGAAATGGGTATTGATCAAGAAACAGCCACAGCCACAGTTGACAAATTTGAAAATCTTGAAGACGAAGCTTTTGACGGTATTGCTGAACTACTCAGCGTTGCTGCCAAGAAGGTTCCTCCAAAGAAAGAAGAAAAGCCAATGGCTAGCGAAGACGTTTTAGAAACTGCTGAAACAGTTGAAGCTACTGATCTTAGCGTTGGTGGTGAAGATAACGAAATTGAAACTACCCGCGCCGCATTGGTCGATTTTGTTCGTAACAGACTTAATAAGAAAAATTCTAATAAGGGAGAATAAGACATGGCTCTAAAACCTGATCGTATCGAATCTTACACAGATATCTCATTTTTCATGAATTCAGTTGGCGAAAGAGGCGGCGTTGTTGTACACAATACAACTGGCGTTGGCGCTTCAATGGATGACTCTGGTGCTACCGTTGGTTATCCAACAGGCTCACCAAGTGGTACAGTTCCAGCTGGACTTCTTTTAAACGACGTTAGAAATTATGATCTAACAAGAACTCATATCAACTGGCACAAAGATGAAGTGCAAGTTGGTGGCAAGGTTACTTTGCTTCGTAGAGGCCAAGTTACTACTGACGTAGTAGCTCCTGGCGTATCACCAGTTGCTGGTAGCAGTGCTTATTATGATGGTCTTGGCAGATTCACCACAAACTCTCTCAATTCTGTAAAGGTTGGTAGATTTTTAAGTGGTCTTGATAGCGACGGTTATGTCAAAGTAGACGTAAATATAACTTGATACTAGGGAGAAAAATTCAAATGGCTACACAACACTTTAATCCAACCCCAGAACTAACTGATCTTCTTGTTAAGTCTGGTTCACCAAGAAAAGAAGAGGCACTAGCTGCTAATGCAGAATTTGCAAAAGCTCTAGAGCAACCACTTCGTCAAGGCATTCTAAATGGCGATATTCTTGATGGTATCTTCGAGCCAATCACATTGGCCCAAAGTGCTACTCCAGAATTTCCTTTAGACTTCCTTAGCCCTGGTACCGAGAAGGACTTTGTGGCCTACACAATTCCTAATCACGGTTATATTCCAGAGCGTCATGTTGAAGGCGATTACGTCATGGTTCCAACCTTTGATATCGGTGCAAGCATCGACTACTTACTAAAGTATGCTCGTGATGCTCGCTGGGATATCGTTGGTCGTGCCATGGAAGTTCTAGAAGCTGGCTTCGTTAAGAAGATGAACGATGACGGCTGGCACACACTTCTTGCTGCTGGTGTTGATCGTAACCTAGTAGTATTTGATAGTGATGCTGATACCGGTCAATTCACCAAGAGACTAGTTTCTCTAATGAAGACCGTTATGAGAAGAAATGGCGGCGGTAACTCAACATCAACCAATCGTGGTCAACTAACAGACCTTTATGTTTCTCCCGAGGCTGTTGAAGACATTCGTAACTGGGGTCTTGATCAAGTTGATGAAGTTACCCGTAGAGAAATCTACGTTGCTGCTGATGGTAGTGGCGTTCTTAATAGAGTATTCGGTGTTAATCTTCATGACCTAGACGAACTAGGCGAAGGTCAAGAATACCAACTATTCTATGAAAACGTTCTACTAGGTTCACTACCTCCTGGCGACGTTGAAATGGTTGTTGGTCTTGACTTAAGAAAGAGAGATTCTTTCATAATGCCAATTCGTGAGCAAGTTCAAATCTTTGAAGACGATACACTACATCGTCAAAAGAGAGCTGGCTTCT